CCAAGGATCACCTCCTAGATTAAGTGTGCATGATATCTCACAACTAGGTCTATCTTTATGTCTTTTAAGTTCATCGCCTTTTTTATATGCTCTTGCATAAGAGTATGTTGGTATCAAATCTAATCCTGTATGCTTTTTCATTACAGGTAGCATTTTAACCAGTAAAGTATCCATTACAAAATCACCATAACAAGAGAATGTATTTGGTATTTGTTGATCGGTCCATGTTCCAAGAATTGGAGACTGTGCATGTATATTGTTTTGATACATGTATCTAACAGCATCTTTTTTAAGTAAAAAATAATTAAAAATAAAATTAGCTAACTCATATGATGCAGCTTTTCTAATTACTTGATATTTTTGTTGTTGAAATGTCATAAAAACATACCTTTCTGTAAAAAATTAAATGAAACTGATATTCTTATATCATTAGATTGGTTGGGGTCAACACAATGCATTAACCAGGATGGAAACATAATACATCTTCCAGCGATGGGTTCGTAATGAGTTTCTCTCCATAATCTTGATGGTAATTCACCTTTTTTTTGATTTGGTCTAACCATTGCAGCTGATGATCTTGGGTCATCTATCTTTAAACGTCCTGAGTTTTTAGGTGCTTTAACATAATATACACCTGACCACAAAGAATTTGGATGTTGATGAGCTCTATTCATTCCACCTGGTGGATTGATGTTTGCCCACATATTACCAAGTATAGGCTCACTATCTAAATGTTCTTGATCATAAATTGTTTTTTGACATGCATATAACATATCAACAAGTTTTGCATACTCAGGTAACTCAGCCATGTTTGTAGGCGAGTGCCAACCTTGGATATTGGTTCTTGTTACACCTCTATCTTTATTGGACCAAGCTATGATATCTTTTTCCAATTCTTGATTAAGAGTTGGGTGTTCTATATCTGAAATATAGATAGGTGTTGGAAATAATAAATCTCTATACATTACTTAAAAGGGGTTCCTCCAAACCACATAACTAATGATTGTCTTCTACCGCGTGTTACAGGTTTTACTCTATGCCTTATAAATGATGCAAAAAATATTGCATGACCTTGTTTTAGTTTAGCAACTTTACCTTCCCTCATTAATTCTAGATCTCCACCTTCAAACTCTGATTCAGGTGAAAGTAATAATGTCATAGATATTTTTCTAACAGGAGGTTCGTGTTGCATGTTAACATCATTATCTACATGCCATTCATAAAACCCACCTTCAGGATATTCTGTATATTGTGCCATTTCATTTATTGTCATTCCATCAAAACCAAAATGATTGCCGTTAGTAGCTTTCATTATTTTATCTAAATCTTTGTACATATCAGTCATTTTTTTAAATGGTATCCAACTAATATGTGACGTTCTAGTATTAGTATCTATCATACCACCTTTAATACCTAGTTTATTTCCAACTTGAGCATCGTTTCTAGGCTCTGATCTTCCTGCAGCAATAATCATTTTACATTGTTCAGGTGTAAAGATTGGTGAAGTTGTTTCTACTATATAAGATTTCCAACGTGGTTCTGTTATCATATTAATATCCGTATTCTACCCATCCTGTTATTATATATTTATCATTCGACAAAGGTGGGTTGCCTCTATGAACGTGTGTAAATTGTGAAGGCCAAACTAACATAGTATTTTTTTCAGGTTTGAATCTACATTTTTGATATAAAAATTCTGTCTCTCCACCTTCAGTTACATCATTAAGATAAACCATAAAAGCTAGTATTCTATTTCTTGCTTTCATTTCAGCATTTTCACAATGCCAAAAATGATAACCCTCACCTACTTTAGTTTTTTGTATTTTAACTTCTAGTATATTGTGTGTTGCTAATTTTTTTAGGTATGAATATTTTTGTACATACAGAGGATATACTTCTTTAAAAAACATATCTATAAAAGGTTTGTTGTTATAAGTCATTGCAACATTAGTATCTCTTATAGTGTCGATTGCATTATCAGATACTAACAGCTCATCTTCTTGTCGAGGATATACTGCACCTTGTTGTTCACACTTATTAAAATAATTTGTATAATCCTCTATTAATTGATTTGGCATAAAGTTTTTAAATAATCCTATATGATTATCTATGTAATATTGTTTATCCATTAATTAATGCCTCTATTTCTAATAGGATCAAAATCTACATCACAATTTGCAGCAAGAGTTCGTCTTATCTCATCGGTTCCATTAAATGGATATACGCAGTGTCTCATATCATAGGGAAAGACATAAAAATCTCTAAGATTCATAGGTGGTTGATAATCTATCTTAGCAAATTGTCCGTTAGCTGCACCTAATATTTGTAGTCTACCATTTTGTTCAATGTGTCCTGCAGAATATTCTTTACCATAGGTTGACGGTAGTTTTAAAATCATTACACTCGATAATCCCGTAAACAATGTTCCTCTATGAATATGAGTTGGATTGTACTCATGTTGTTTCATTTCATTAACCCATACAGAGTTTAAATGATTTTTATAATCTCGTATAGCATTAAACTTTAAATAGTGATTAAACACCTGCATAAAATAATCTGTTATATTTTTAGGTAAAAAGTTATGTCTTTTTATTTTTGATTCATCTTTACCTAAGTAAAATAAAGAATGTTCTTTTTCTATCTTACCAACTAATTGTCCATTAGCAGGTGCAAGACTATTATAATTTTGCTCATAAATTTGATTAATAGATGCAAATATATCAAATGGCACTTGATATTTAATAATACACTGACCTAAAAATACTGGTTTAAAATTTAATGTGTTCATATTTTTCTTTTATGCTTTTTGGAATTTTTTCTATATAAGGGTTATATACTTTTCTAACAGGTCCATCAAATAGTTTATGCAAATTACTACCAACTATTCTATCATCATAAGATAAACCATTAATACTTACTTGATCTAAATCACTAAACCTGTGATTAAAATAAGGTTCATCTAAAAATTGATATATTTTTCTAAACTCTTGTTCTGAATTTGTAACCATATCATCATACTTTACATAATGACAAATATTTGAATAGTTAAAACTATTTTTTATAGCTTCTAACTGTTTAGCAATAGCTCCATCTTTATTCATCAACATCATTAATTTTTCTTCATCTGTATTATGACCATACCTATTAGGAAATGCATCAGGATTTTCTGTATACCATTGCATATAACTAGCTAATACATCCATTAAATTTCTAAGTATAACAATACATTTAAAACCATATTTAAAATGTTTTTGCATTAGTTGAAAATTACTTTCTGTCATTACAGGTCCACGGTCAATGATTATTCGTTGTGGCCAATGTTGGTAGTAATTATTAAAGACATTGTCTAAAACATTATCCAATGATTTGTGATCAGGGTAATTTTGAAAAACATCAGTTTGTTTAAGTAAAAATAAATCTTTCATTATCTCTAATGTTAAAGAGTTAGCAGTAACTGCTATCTCAGGATTTTGATTCATAATACTTGCAAACAAAGTATTACCAGATCTAGGTTGTGCGACTAAAAAAAATAACTTACGGGTAGTCCGTTCTTGGTTTGTCATTTTGAGTTAGCTCTTCTTTCTTTTCTGTATTGTTTTCTAATTCACCTGATTTTTTAATTCTTTGTAATGATTGTAATTGACCTAGTACATTAAACACTTCATTTTGATCAGAGTGTTCATTTAAAGTTTTAGCTTTTTCATAATATTGTCTACCATAAGACTCTAACTGATGTTCGTTAACATCTTTATCATTAAATGATCCATCATTAAATTCTTTTTTTAATTTAGACCACATTTTGATTTCTCGCATTCTATGTTTTGCAACTTTTTCCATAGAGGCTTTTGCAAATTTACATTCATCTAAATTTATTTCGTATTTAGTTCTTTTATAATCATCTTCTTCTTTATCTATTTTTTTTTCTAACCAAGTTATCTTTGCTTCGTTTCTTCTATAATCAAAAGATAAAGTCATTAAGTTATCTAAGTATGATGATTGTTCTCTAACACACTGCCAATATTTTGCAGCTTTAGTTGGGTATCTATTGTCTTGTAATACAGAAAATCTAGCTTCTGTCTCTGTTCGAAACATTTGTTTCTTGGTCCATGTATCACGAAGCTCGTCTACCATACCTTTAAAATCGGTAAGGTCTTGTGGTTCTAATAAATTATTTAAATGAGTTTCTTCTTTTTGTATAATATCTTTAACGTCTTTTTTCATATCTCTATCCTTTATATTTATCTTTTATATATACTAATTAAAATATATTACAAGTTTTATGAAGTAGTAAATGTAACTGTTGCTGGGCCTGAACTAAATTCCTCTGTTGCTGTTGGTGCTGTTGGTGATAAAGGACTTTTTCCTCCAAATCCTAGTGCATTTGTGTTAACTCCTGCTCCTCCTAAATAACCTCTAACAACACTCATATCTCCTACTTCTGTCCAGTTAGTTCCATTCCAAACTTCTGTGTTTCCTACTTCAGGATCAGGGCCTCCACTGCTTTTTCCACCAAATGCTATACAAGCTGTGCTAGATGCTCCAGCTCCTGCTATTCTTTTTCTTGCTGCATTTAAATTATTAACTGCAGTCCAGTTAGTTCCATTCCATAATTCTGTTCCATTTGAAGTACCTGGTGAGTTTCCACCAAAAGCTAATGCAGAAGTGTTAGTTCCTGCACCACCAAGCTGGTCTCTTGAATCACTTAAATTATTTACTTCAGTCCAGTTAGTTCCATTCCAAGTTTCTGTGTCTGCTGTAATAGGGTCACCTCCAAAAGCTAAACAAGCTGTGTTAGATGCTCCAGCTCCTGCTAATAATTGTCTAGGGGTATTTAAGTCATTTACTTCTGTCCAGTTTGATCCATTCCAAGTTTCTGTTTCTCCTGTTGGACCTCCAGGTGGAAAAGCTAAACCTCCACCAAAAGCTAGAGCTGATGTTTGTGTACCTGCTCCTGCTAATGCAGCTCTTGCAGTGTTTAAATTATTTAATTCAGTCCAGCTAGAGCCATTGTAAGATTCTGTTTCATTTTTTTTTGTAGGTTCATTAATATCTCCTCCAAATGCTAAGGCAGAAGAACTACTAACTCCAGCTCCTGCTAATTGGTATCTTGCTGTATTTAAATCACCACCTGTTGCCCATGTTCCAAGGCTAACTAAAAATCCTTTTACTGTGTTTGAACTAGTATTATACCAAATTTGTCCTTCAACAGGATTTGATGGATCTGAAGATACTACTTGTATATTTGTTCCGTTTATTTCTTTGTATGTTGTCATAATTTTAACTCGCGTCTATTGTTCTAATTCCACCTGTTTCTGAAAATTCTTCGGTAGGTTTATTAAATCCTGCAAAAACTATAGCGTCACTATTCGCACTACCTGCTCCCGAACCTTCTATGTGAGCACTATTAGTAAAAGCTCCCTCAGTCCAACTACTTCCATTATAAAATTGTGTTTTAGTGCTTCCAGCGGGAGGAGGTTCTCCTCCTTGTACAAAAAATGATGTTGTTGTACCACCCCCAGCTCCCTTTTGCGTGCCAGAAGGCATGTTTGAAACACTTGTCCAATTAGTTCCATTCCATAATTCTGTTTGATTATCTGCACCATCACCTGATGCTGATAACGCTGCCGTTGAAGTACCATCACCAACACCATAATATCTTGCAACGTTCATATCGTTAACTTCAGTCCAATTAGTTCCATTCCATAATTCTGTTTCCACTAAAGCTCCAGGTGGAAATCTATATCCTGAAAACATTATAGCTGATGTAGAGATACCAGCTGAATTATTATATCTTTTTGAAGAATTCATACTACTTATACTTGTCCAATTAGTTCCATTCCAAGTTTCTGCAGTGGTTACAGTTCCTGGAAAACCTCCAGCGAGTATACCATCTGTTTGAGTTCCTGTGGCAGAACCAGCAGTTCTTCCTGTATTCATATCATTGACTTCAGTCCAACTTGTTCCATTGTAAGACTCCGTTATGCCTGAAAGTGGAGAAGCGCCTGCACATATGGCTGCAGTTTTTGTTCCAAAACCTCCAACATCTGTTCTATCAGGAGATTGGTTTAAAGTACCACCTGTAGCCCAAGCACCTGATAAAGTTCCCGAGTTTACTTTTAAAACTCCAGACGTAGAATTATACCACACATCTCCAGCGACAGAAGTAGGTGGATCAGAACTTACATTCTGTATTTTAAATCCATGTATGTCTCTGTACGTAGCCATTTAAATTTTTTATTCCTCTAATGTTATATCCGCTGGTCTTGAGCTGTCAGCTTTTTCTTCATCAGATAAAGCGTCCCATGCAGTTTGTGCTGCAGTGACCTCAGCGTCAACAATTGCTTGTGCTTCATCCCTTGTTTTAACAGTTCCTAACACTTTGTGAATCCAAAGATTTGCACCTTTGTCATTTGCTGGGACTTGCCAAACATTACCAGGATAGCCAGCAAACTTGATTTTAGAAGATTCAGAATGTTCAATGAATCCTTTACCCCAGTTTTCTGCTACACAGTATTGTTTTGTTTTTGCCATAGTTTCCTCCTTATTAAGATGTTGTTATTGTTTGTACGAAAATAGCTGGACTCGTAAACTCTTCCGTAGCTGTTGTCCTGCTTTGACCTCCAAAAAATAATCCAGCAGTGTTACTTCCAGCAGCTTGCCCACCACCGTTATTACCAGCATTTGTACTACTTATAGTAGTCCAACTTGAACCATTCCAAGATTCCATATTATCAGTGCTTCCTGAAGGAGGTCCTCCTAGAGCTAAAGCAGCCGTGCTTGTTCCAGTCCCTGCAACAAAAGTTCTTGCAACATTTAATGGAGTTGATGTTGACCAGTTAGTTCCATTCCAAAGTTCATTATTTGATGATGGATTTGGTCCATTTACTATTCCACCAAAAAATAAAGCTGCTGTGTTTGTAGCGCCTGCCCCACCACCGTGAGCTCTTGCAGTGTTTAAATCGTTTACTTCAGTCCAATTAGATCCATTCCATAGTTCTGTTTCAGTTTCTTGTGTATTTGGTGCGGGTTGAGTACCACCAAAAACTAATGCAGCAGTTTGTGTGCCTGCACCTTCTAAAGCATTTCTTGCTAAATTTAAATTATTGACTTCTGTCCAGTTTGATCCATTCCAAGTTTCTGCATTAGCAGTTGGAGATGGTCCACGACCACCAGCTATTATAGCTAATGTATTTGTACCTGCCATTCCACCAGTTAATCTTGCCTGGTTCATATCGTTTACAGATGTCCAAGAAGTTCCATTGTAAGACTCTGTATGAACTTCGGGACCAGGTTCACCGCCAGCTAATAATGCTGCGGTTTGAGTTCCTGTTCCTCTACCTTCTTTTTTTCCTCTATTTAAATTTCCACCTGTTGCCCAAGCACCAGCAGCACTTTCTAAATAAGCTTTAAAAGAACCTGAACTAGAATCATACCAAACTTGTCCTTCTATAGGAGCGGGTGGATCTCCGGCAATATTTTGAACTGCCGTTCCATTTATCTCCTTATAGGTAGCCATGATTATTTATTCTTCAGCAACCAACCTTCAGTACCGTCAACAAAAACAAGTGTCAAACCTGCTCTTTCAACTGAAACGGTTAGGTCAGATGCTGCTCCTTGTATTGGATTGCCATTACGACCGATCGTAAGGTTGTTTGTATCGAATGTGCCTGCATAATCTACGAATGATATTTCATCTCCTAAAGCTGGAGAAGTTGGAAGTGTTACAGTAAATGCTCCACCTGAAGTGTCACAAAAATAACCTGCACCTGCTACAGCGTTAGCTGGATCTGCAGTAATAACTGCTTGCCAATCAGTTCCACCAGAATTATCTACAAAAGATAAATTTCCAGAACCATCAGTTGTTAAAATTTGATCTGCTGTTCCATCTGCTGCTGGGAAAGTTAAATTATCTAAAGTAACCTGACCACTTCCTTTTGGTAAAATTGAAATTCCAATATTAGTATCATCTCCAACTGCACTAATTGAAGGTTTATTTGAAGTTGCTGCATTTGTAACTTGTATATGATTAACTGCCGCTCCAGTTGTTGAAAAAATTAATTGTTCATTACTTGACTCATCTAAAATACCATGAGTGTCATCAATAATAATATTTTGACTATTTGTGTCTAAGTTTGCAGACAACTGTGGACTTACATCTGAAGATAAATCTGTAAAAGCAGTATCAACAACATTAGTTCCATCTGAATAAATCATTTTAGTGCCTTTGTCAGTAGCAGCCCAAGTTACTCCAGTTCCTGAAGTAGTTTTGAACGTTACTGTGTGAGCACCACTAGTTGCGTTTTCGACTATGAAAGTTTTTTCTATGCTATCTGGAATTACTACATCTTTATTTCCAGTAATAGTTCCAGTTAATTTTAATACTTGATTTTTACCA